CCAGCCACTCAACAGCATATCCGCAGGGCTGGCATTTCCCACCAACAACTTATTGCCGTCCAAGATTACCTGTTTCCCACCTCACCTATCGGTGAGACAACCGTGAAGGTTACTGCTGCATTCGGCTTTGCCACAACGATTCCCACCGATGTTGTGCAAGCATGTGTCCTCATGTCGCTGCGTCAATTTAAGCGTTTCGACAGTCCACTAGGGGCAGCGGGCTTTGGTGAAATTGGTATTGTGATGGTTCGCAAGTTTGATCCTGACATCAACGCCATGCTCGCCCCTACCGGCGCAACGTGGTCGGTGTTGCATGACAACGATGAGCGCAATTCGCGCTGGCATTGCAACCAACCTTGCAACAATCTCAGGGCTGCGCACATCAGCAACAATCCCTGATGACCCAAAGCCACCCATTGCCATTGTTCACCCGAATCAATCTCATTTGATACTTCAATGGGTAGAGGTTTAGACACATACCAGTTCACCGTGTTGTGCATTGTTGGCAGAGTCAGCGAGCGCACAGCACAAAACAAGCTTGACACTTATTGCAACCCTACTGGGGCAAGCAGCGTCAAGACAGCAATTGAATCAAACAGAACTCTCTCAGGCGCTTGCAACGATCTGAGAGTTGTAGATCTCCGTAACTATGGGGATCTAGTAATTGCAGACATCACATATCTTGCAGCCGAGTTCCGCGTTGCAGTATTCGCTTAACGAAAGGTAATCATCATGGCAAAGTTTGTCGTAATAGATCCAGTCATCATTGTTGGTGGCAGCACGGTCACGGCTAGTTGTGCAAGTGCAACAATCTCACTTGAAGCAGACGACGTAGAAACAACGGCGTTTGGTTCAGCATGGCGCACCCGCGTTGGCGGTCTTAAAGGTGGAACCGTTGACTTTGAATTTCATCAAGACTTCGGTGCTGGCGGCGTTGACGCGCTGCTCTACCCGCTGCTCGGTGGCACAGCCGCAGTGAGCATTCAACCTGGTGGCACTGCTGCAACGAGCGCAACCAACCCTGCTTACACGTTTAACGTGTTGGTTGCTCAGTATTCCCCAATGCAAAGCGCAGTGGGCGATCTTGCCACTGTCTCTGTGTCATTTCCTATCACCGGCGCAGTTGCTCGCGGCACTGGCGCTTAATCCGCTGTAAAACAATTGGAGAGGAATTGTTGACATGAAGATGAACCTTAAAGTTGAATACGCTGACGGGTCAACCGCTGAGGCGAAAGTCTTGGCGGTTGACATCGTTGGGTTTGAATCAAAGTACAACCGTTCAGCTGCTCGCCTTGCTGATGAGTTTCGTTTCACAGATGCCTGCTACTTGGCTTGGCATTCGTTGAAACGCACTGATTCCAAGGTTGGCACGTTTGATGAATGGTTGCTCACCATTGATTCAGTCGGTTTTGATGAGGATGAAGAAATAACCCCTTTGGACAAGACTCCGCACACTTCAGAATAGTTCACCTGGCTTACGAGTTTTCTATTGCGCCAGCGAGCGTGTTAGCGGAGTCGCCACGAATGATTACCACGATGGAACGGTATTTACGGTGGCGCATGGTTGAAGAGCGAAAGGCATCCAAGAAATGATTATCAAAGTTCAAGGTGTCGGGAACGCTGTCAATGTACTTGCATACTTTGATAAAAAAAGCATATGGCGAAATCACTAAAGGTACTCGGCTCATTCTTGCCGAGGGGCAAGCAGAGGCAGTTCGACGCACTCCACCGATGGCGATTGTTTCACTGTCAGGTCAAGGTGGTTGGGGCAAGTGGAACCGGCGTGGCGGTGAAGCAATTGACTTCAACGGCAATGAAGTGCGTGGAAGTATTAAAACATCTGTGCGGCGTACCGCTGCAACCTCAAGCAAAAATGCCAGCGTTCGAGGTTTGATTACTTCCAATTACACGCCCGGCATTATTTTCCAATCAATAGGAAAAGGCGCTAAAGGTAATTCACAGTTCAGTCGTGAGGTGATCAAGCAAGCCGGCCCGCCAAGGTCACGATTCATATGGGGTGCTAAGGAATCTAACTTGGAATCAAACGCCAGCAAGCGCATTAGTCAGTTGCTTAAAACTGCGGCAAATGAAACACAGGCACGACTAGATCAGTGGACAAATTAAGTGAGGGGTTAGTCAATGGCTAAGAATTCGATTAACCTGCTCGTTGGCTCTGAGTTTGATGCCAAGGGAATTAACAAGGCAAAGAAAGAGCTTGCCCAACTTGAATCCCAGATCACACCAATGGCAGCAAAGTTCACTGCTCTAGGCACTTCAATGTCTAGCGTCGGAAAAAAGATGACAATGGGATTGACGTTGCCCATTGTTGCCATCGGTGCTGCCGCAACCAAGATGTTCATGGACTTTGATTCTTCAATGACCAAGATTACATCTTTGGTAGGAATTAGCAGAGATGAAGTTGACAAGATGCGCGCCTCAGTCTTGCAACTTTCGGGTCAAACTGCCAAAAGTCCACAGGAATTAGCAGACGCACTCTTTGTTGTAACCTCTGCCGGCTTGCGTGGCACTGCTGCCATTGATGCACTGAGCGCAGCGGCTAGGGCTGGCGCTGCTGGTCTTGGTGAGACTGCTGATATTGCTAGAGCCGTTGCTGGCTCGGTGAACGCTTACGGCGCAGCGACCTGAGCGCAGCCAAAGCCACAGACATTATTGTTGCGACGGCTCGCGCAGGTAACTTTGAAACTTCCCAGTTTGCTGCTGCCCTCGGTAGAGTGCTGCCTTTTGCTAAGCAGGCTGGCGCAAGCCTTGAGGAAGTTGGCGGCGCTGTTGCGTTGTTGACGCGAACCAATGGTGATGCTGCTCAATCTGTCACTCAAGTGTCAGCATTGATGCGCGCTTTCGTTGTGCCAACAGAAGAAGCAAAGAAAGCCCTGGGCGCTGCTGGACTCTCAGCATCTGACATGCGCGACCGGATTTTCTAAAGACGGTCTAGCGAGTGCGTTGCAATTCTTAGACAAGACTCTTGGCGGCAACCGCGAGCAACTAGGCAAGCTCCTGGGATCAAGTGAAGCAGCAGGCGCTGCGTTCCAGATTCTTGATGCAGATTCACAGACTCTTTCTGACACGTTCGGAGTTGTAACTGATTCCGTTGGCATGACTGATGATGCGTTCAAAGTAACGAGTGAGAGCAGCGCGTTTAAGTTCGCGCAGGCAATGACTCAAATCAAAACTTCACTCATTGACTTTGGCGCAATCATCGCGCCACTTGTCAACACTGTTGCCAGCGGATTCGGCGCAATGGCTAACGCAGTTGGATCGCTGCCCGGCCCAGTCAAGACTCTCGTTGTTGGCTTTGGTTTGCTGCTTGCAGCCATTGGCCCAGTGCTGTTCATCGTTGGCAAAACTCTTGTGGCGTTTGGGTCGCTGGCCGCAGCAGCAACTGCTGTCTCTGCCCGCTTTGTCACAGCGTTTGCCGCAATGAAAGCGTCATTGATTCCTTTTACCATCCAAGTTAAATCAGCAATGATTGTTGCTAAGACTCAACTGGGAGCATTGGCGCTAGGCGCTAAGGCTGCCGCAGCATTCGTTGTTACCAGCCTTCGATCCATTGGCGTGGCGCTCAAGGGAATGCTCATATCCTTTGGCCCCATTGGTCTGGCATTGATTGGGCTTACCGTTGCCTTTGAAGTGTTTAGCAGCAGGTCTGCTGCTGCGACTGAACGACTGGATAAGTTCAAGAACGCACTTAATCAAACCGGCACTGAAGCTATGGTCGCTGCACTTGAATTGGTAATTGGGTCTTTCATTAACCTTGATGTGCAATTAGATAATGTGACAACATCTGCGGAGCAGGTTTTCAAAGATCTTGGTTTTACCCTTGAGGATGTTGCCACTAAAACTATTGGAAGCGCCGATGATTTCAAGATTCTGACAGACGCTCTTGATGCTGCCGCCGGTGGGTCGTCCTCGTACAAAAAAGAATACCGGACACTTGCCGATCAATTGCGAGCAGACCGTGAAGCTTTTCTCACCGCTAACGGTGACCTTGCTGACAATGCTAGGGTCGCTGGACTAGCAAAGGCACAGGCATCGGCGTTGGGCTTTGATGTTTCTGCAATGGGTGATGACATGGCTGGCGCGGCAGGGGATGCCGCTGGATTGCAAACAGAAGTGAAGAAACTCTCTGAGATCTTTACTGTGATGGATGCCAATGTTGCAGCGATTCGTGCAAAAGATGAGTTCACTAAGTTTATTAAAGGCATGGATGATGCCTTGGCTGAGAACAACCGCAAACTGTTGGGCAACAGCAAAGCCGCAATGGAAAAACCGCACAGCCGTACTTGATGCTTTTGACAAGGGAAAGCAAGACGCTATTGCATGGGGTGAAGCGAACGGCGCAACGCTGACGCAGGTTGAATCTCGATTTAAGTCAAACACTGAGACTTTGCGAACAGAACTGATCAAGCAAGGATTCAAGAAAAAGGACATTGAAAAGTTCTTTGGCTCTGAGTTTGTAGATGCTGCTGGTGTTGGTGTTGGCGCAACAATGAAAACCTCCATTGGAACTCTTGCTGATCGTCTTGGCCCTGTTGCTTTTGCTGAGTTCAAAGGCGTTGGCTCAAATCTTGGACAGGGAATCATCACTGGTTTGAATAATGCGCGCACGGATATTGCTGTTGCATCAGCCAAAGCAATTGATGCCGCTGGATATGCAGCGCGCAAGGCTGGCAAGATCGAGTCACCTTCCAAAGTGTTTGAAGAAATACGGCAATCAACTCATGGCTGGTTTGGAAAAGGGCATTGATGACAAAGCCAAGAAGGTTGCTGAGAAGGCAAAGAAAGCAATTGACGCGGCAATCTCTGCTGCACAAGACAGCATGCAAGCCTTTGATGATTACAGACAGTCTGTTAGTGATTCACTCGTTGGGCTGCTCAGTCTTGGTGACGCTTATGAGAACTACACAAAGCGCCAGGAGGCTGTAACAACAACCCTCGCAGAGTTGATGCAATACCAGGCAACCGTTCAAGGTGAGACTACCGATGAGCAGAAGGCAAAACTTGCTGAGTTGCAGGGTGCTTATCAAAAAGCGCAAGGTGATGCTGCCAACGGAGCGCAATCCATCATTGATGAGTTTATTGATCAAGGTGTGCGCCTAGCCGAATTTAACTCCAACATGCAGAAGCTGCTGGCTGCTGGCCTATCTCGCACAGCCTTTGATGCAATCATGTCCGAGTCGGGCAGCCGTGGTGCTGACATTGCGGCGGCTCTGGCGCAAGGCAACATTGCTGAGAATGCCCGTAGGGTGAGTGACGTTTACAGATCCGTTCAGGCTATGGGTGATCAGACTGGTCAAATGGCGGCAGAAACATTCCTTGGCAACGGTGTTAAGTTGGCGTTGCAAATGTTGGCCGGAATGATTAAAGAGTTTGCGCCGTCGGGCAAGTTGCGTAAGACGTTACTGGCGGCTGTTAAAAGCCTTAACGATTCTATTAAGTTTGAGCCAAAATACATTGACATTATTACGCGCCGTTTTGATGAGGGTAGCGCACCTGCT